TGACATTGACCAACCAGCGGAAATGCAAGGCAGGCTACGCGATGAGCTTAGACAAATTCGAGACACTTACGCCACAACGCTTGGCACTATCGCAGGCGATATTGTCAGCGGCAACGATAGTAAGGCCGCCGCCAAATCGTAACGCTGGACAGTGGGCAGACGCAGAAAGAGTGTTACCAAACTCAGCGCCCGAGCCTGGCAAGTGGCGAACAGACCGCGCACCGTTTTGGTGGCCTATATACGAGGCATTCAGCGCCCCCAATATTGAAGACATTAGCGTAGTTTGCGGTGCCCAGATGGGCAAGACCGAGGCAATTTTTAACGTTATAGGTCATCGCATGGACGATGGCCCGTATTGCCCGGCGTTGTATATCGGCCCAACCGAGAAAAACGTTAAGTCAATGTCGAAGGACCGCGTTAGTACGATGCTAGAAACCAGCGAAAGCCTAAGCGGTAAGTTGGAAAAAGGGCAGCGCAACGGCGTTTTTGAAAAGTGGATTGCAGGCGTAAGGCTTGGCTTTGCCTGGGCAGGCAGTGCTACCGAGCTTGCAAGCCATCCGGCGGGGCTTGTAATGATTGACGAAGTGGACCGCATGGGCCGCGATACAGGCGGCGAAGGCGATCCGATCTCACTAGCCGAGGCCAGAACAAAGAACTACGCCAATAGAAAGCGCGGCAAATTCTCAACGCCAACGATAGAAGGCGGCAGCGCGATATGGGACTTGCTAGAATCCAGCGCGATGTTTTTTTGGGCTTGGCATTGCAAGCATTGTAAGGCAGCGTTTGTGCCTCAGTTATCGTTGCTGATATGGCCAGAAGGCAGCAACATCGAGAAAGCAGCAGACGCAGCGCAAGTGGTTTGCCCGCATTGCGGCGGCGTGCATGACACTAAAGACAAAAACAAACTAAATGCAGGCGGGCGCTATTTGCGTATGCGCAGGCTTGGCGACCGCGAGGCAGTGCCCGAAGGGCGGCAAGTTGTGCTTGATTATTACGTTGAGGCCGACGAAAACGAGCCAGCGAAGGCCGTTGGCTTTTGGATTAGCGGGCTTGCATCGCCCTGGGCGTCGTTTTATGACATAGCCAGCCAGGTATTGAAGGCCGAAAAGTCCGGCGATCCGAACAAAATACAAGCCATTGTTAATACCTACGGCGGTGAAGTTTACCGATTAAAAGGCGACGCACCAGATTGGGAAGAAGTTGCGGCGTGCAAACGCGAGTATCCGCCAAAGGTTATGCCAGATCAGCAGTGCCAGTTAATCACCATTGGGGCCGACGTGCAAAAAAATGGCATATATTACGTGGTGCGGGGGTGGGGCGCTGATAATACGAGTTGGCTAATAGATCACGATTACCTTGCAGGCGACACCGAGTACGATAATGTTTGGCTTGCGTTAAACTCAATATTACAGCGCGAGTACAGCGGCAAGGCGGTATTTCGGGCGTTTATCGACTCAGGATATAGGCCCGGCGACGTTCACGTGAGGCCCGACCATGCCGTTTATACGTTTTGCCGTAACCTTGGAATAGGAAAAGCATTCCCAACTAAGGGCCGGCAGACGATGGAAACGCCAATAAGTAACCGAGACATCGACTACAGCTACGGCGGCAAGCTAGTTAAGCGCGGAGTCAAGTTATTTAACATCAATACCGACTATTTCAAGCGATGGGTGCACGCCCGCATCAAGTGGCCAAGCGATGCAGAGAGCGGCGGGTGGTTTTTGCACAACGAAACCAGCGAAGAATATTGCCGCCAAGTTGTCGCAGAGGAATTGGTGATAACCGAGCAAGGCCGGGCAATATGGGTGGCACGCGAGAAGGATAACCACTATTTTGATTGCGAAGTGCTCGCAGCAGCGGCGGCATATAGTCTGAATAGCCACACGTTGCGCAAGGTGGTTGGCAAGGTTGAGCGCAAGGTTCAGCAGGGGCAGGCCAAGATGGCCCGCAGACCGGTGCAAAATTCAAGCTACCAGCGCAAATCGTTGTTTTAATCAGTAGCTTTCAGAGCAGATAACTACCGTTCGTTTTTGAAAATGTGACAGTGACAGTTGTGACAGTTGTGACAGTGCGCGCAAATTGGTATTACTCCGGTTTTCTTTACTCACTCCTTAGGGAGTGGGTAATGCCCAGACATAACTACACCGAGTTAATTCTGGGGTACAAAAACCGGCTTTTGTGATATGGGCCTATCACAAGCTAAAAACACAAAGTTATAAAAACAAGCAAAGCCTATTCCTTTTTGCTATAACGTAAACTCAGACCAGAGGTGCGTTATATGGCTCAGACATTGGCCGGAATTCAGGCGAAGATTGCGGAAGTTGAAACCGCAATATCTAAAACCGTCACAGCGCAAAGCTACGGCAAGGGCGACAAGTCAGTACAGCGCGCCCAGCTTGCCGAGCTTCAAACGATGTTATCGAGCCTAAGACGCGACGAAGCGATATTCGAGGCAAGGGCCAACGGCAGCAAGACGGGCCTATTGACGGCGGCTTTTCATTGATGAAGGGTTTGGACTTTGTCGCCAAGATTGCGCCAGGCTACGCAGCCAAGCGCGCAAAAAGCCACCGCGAGTACCAGCTACAGAGCGCAATGAATGAGGCCGCCAGGCTTTACGACGCAGCAACCAACACGCAATATCGCAAGCCAGTTGTCGGCGCAGGAATGTCGCCCAATGCGATCGTTGATAATGCAGGCACTAGGCTGCGCGATTTAGCGCGCTATCTTGAAGAAAATCACGATCTAACCAACGCCATATTCGATGACTTATTAAACAATATCATCGGCGCAGGCGCATCTAAAGTTCCACAAATTAAACTAGCCAACGGCGAACTAGCCACAGATGTTAATAACCGGGCGCTGGAGTTGTACGACGAGTGGGCGCAGTGCCCGGACACAACAGGCGAGTTTGGTTTCGAGCAGATGGAGCGCATGGTTGCGCGTCACGTATTCCGCGACGGTGAGATATTCTTGCGACCGATTATCAATAACGCGGGCTTTGCATATAAGACGCAAGTGCCCTATGCCGTTGATATGCTTGATGCTGATTATTGCCCGCTCGATTTATTAGTGACTGGCAATAACGTCATTCAGGGCATCGAGTGCAACGAGTGGGGCGCACCGACAGCGTACTATTTTTATAAATCGCATCCTGGCGAAGTTATTAGCACGACAGTAACGATGTTGAGCGAAACCCAGCGCATTGAGGCGGCAGGCGTTTACCATCTTAAATACGTCAAGCGACTACGCCAGCGCCGAGGCGTGCCATTGATTCACAGCGTCATCGACCGAATGCGCGACATTAAAGACTACGAAGAAAGCGAGCGCATAGCGGCTAAGGTTGCAGCGAGCATGACGTTTGCAATCACCAAAAGCGGTGAGGCGTCAGCACCAACCGCAGTGAATACAGACGGCAATCGCGAGTTTGGAATGGCACCGGGCATGGGCTTTGAACTAATGCCAGGCGAAGGCGTGACGACTATCGACAGCAACAGGCCAAACACTGGCTTAAACGAGTTCAGAAACGCAATGCTACGCGCAGTAGCAGGCGGCACCGGCACGCGATTTAGCTCAATCAGCAAAGACTATAACGGCACATATTCTGCACAAAGACAAGAATTGGTTGAAGGGTCAATAGCTTACAGAGCACACTTCAATTATTTCGTGCGCAAATTCTATAAACCAATTTGGTCGGACTTTATAACGGCGGCGGCGTTGTCCGGGGCATTAGGGAGCTTACGCGGCGTAGATCAATCAACGCTAACGCGTTGCGAGTTCCGGCCGCCGTCGTTGCCTTGGATTGATCCAGCGAAAGAGGCGAAAGCCTGGCGCGAATTGGTCGATGCCAAACTGGAATCACGCAAAGAGGTAATGCGACAGCGGGGCCGCGATCCGGCAAAGGTTATGGAAGAAATGACCGAAGAAAGCGAGAACGAGCTATTCGCGTCAACGATTAATCTTGCCGAGCCCGAAACACTAATCGAAGACATCAACGAAGACATCAACGAAGACGAAAACGAGGCAGGGGCAGCATGAAGGTATTTTTGATTTTGACGGCATCATTATTATCAGCGTCGGCATTAGGCCAAAGCCTAGAGCAGACCGGCACACTTCACCGATGGGATTACGTCGATTTATTTATGGGCATCCTATCGACAATGGGCGGCGGCGCAGCACTAGCGGCGTGGGTTCCGATGAAGATACAGAAAGCCATACCAGGTGTGCGCATGTTGATAAATTTAGTTGCCCAGAACTTCCGCAACGCATCGAACAAAGATGATTAAAGCGATGGAAGACAATTTGCTAGAAGTAGCCAGCGCAATTGTGATGGCATTAGCGGCAGGCATGGTTGCTTTGTGGAAAACTAACCAGATGACCATGAGCCAAAGAATAGAACACGCCGAGCAAAAGCTAGACGAATGCGAGGCCAACCACAAAGAGGCCAACGCGACTTTGATTAAATTGTCAGAGCGCGTTGGCAATTTAGAAGGCGCAGCGAATAGATTGCGGTCGGTAGATGATTGATGCGAAAGAATTTGCAAAACAGGTGGACCAGATACGCGACGACCGCGAGTTGGCTATGCGTCGCAGTTATCACAGCATCGCCGTTGCAGGCATCAAACGCGGCGAGCTTGATATTTACCTATACAGCGCCGACAACGCGAACAGACGGCACGACACTAGCAGCAAGCGAGATATCAGGCTACCAGCTAACCGGCAGCGGGCTAACGATTGATGTTAGCGCAAATGTCAGCGAATACATTGCAGAAGGTTACGAGATAGCACCGGGCGCAAATTGTTTTGATCTTGTAACCATAGACACAAACGGCAGGCGAAGCGAGCCAGCGCAAACATGTTTGCCAGCAGCACCGAATGCGCCTAGCAGTTTTACAGTTATTTTTAAGTAGGTAGTAAGAATGGCAAATTATTATGTAGACGGCTCTTTAGTAGGGGCAGGTACAGGAACAGAGACAGACCCTTGGAACACGCTTGCCCTTGCAGAAGCTACAGCAACTATTGGCGACGTAGTTTATGTAGCTGGCGGAGAGTACAACGAGACTATTGCATCAGGCGGGGCGCGTGATGTCACTTGGCATGCAAGAAGTGGGGACGTTGTACTTGATGGTTCAGGTTTAGGAAATGTAGACGGTATCATACACTCGTCTGGACAAGATACAGTATTAGATGCAGACGCTGGCTCTCGTTGGATCATACGGAACTTTGGAACCACATCATCGGACTACGGTATATCAGTAGGCGGGACTG